GTTTGTCTTGTAATGAAGCACGAGTTTTTCTATGCCCAAATAATTCTTGTTCTATAAATGACTTGTCTATGTCTTGTCCACAAGTCGGGCATCCTGCCTCATCTACTTTTAGTAAGTCCTCATACTTCTTAATCATTCTTACTTCTTGATTACCCTGCGATCTTAACTCTCCAACTTCTTCAATTAAAGTAGCTGTAGGCGTAAATGCATTATTCTCTATATAAGTTTTCGCTAGTCCTAAATCTATGTGTTCTAACTGGCTTTTGAATAAATTATTTTGGTTAATCTTTTTCGTGATTTCCGAGATATTTTCAAACTCTATTTGTGAAGAACGCAAAGCTTCTTCATCTTCTTCCGAGTAAAATGGTAATTCTAATTTCGAAAGTAGTGATGTATCTTCCAATTTATTATCTGATAACCATTTTTCTATTGTGTCAATTTTCCCTTGCACCATAGAAACGTTCCCACTCATGCCTCGTGATAATTCTTTAAACACTTCAAAGTATTGTACATACTTATCTAGTTGTAGAAGGTCAATCAAAAATCTTTTACGATTTGTATCAGTGGCAGTTAAGAACTGCAATGATGCATTTGTATTTTGATAAACAATCTGTGAGAATGTTTTAAAGTCAATACCTAATATTTCTTCTAGTGTCTTGTAAGTATTAGTTGCAGTATGACTGGAGATATCTTCCCCATTCTTATACAGCTTAACTTTTATACTGCCTTTACGGGCTACGTCAATTTTGTACTCATCTTCTCTAACTGCAAAAGTCAAAGTTATATCATAGCCTTTAGCAACTTCACGATTTGGTATGTCTGCTTTTTTGATTCCTTTAGAATTCTTATTGAATAATACTTCTTCAAGGATTAAGGGAATAGAACTTTTACCAGTTCCATTTGTACCGACTAATTGTGTTACTATGCTGTCATTGAGATCTAACTCATTATCTGAACCATAGCTGAAACAATTATTCCACTGTAACTTCTTTAGCGTAATCACTAAACACTCCTAAAATATTTTTAACCTTTATGGTTTCTAACTCTAATATATAACTTAAGTACTCACTTAATTCTTCTTCCATTGACATTTCTTTGTCTAATATTAGAGTCGCCTCTGTTTTTCTTCTTATAACTTTTTTATCTAGTAATTCACTATTCTTAATATTACTTAAGTCAGCTACGTCGCCTTCAATCTCATAGATTGTATGATCCCATTCTGTTTGAACCATGTCGTTTGGGTCGGTAACTGTTTTACGAATTAACTGTGGTAAATTAAAAGTATGCCAATCCCAAGCAAAATCTTTCTTAGGATCGATTATTAAATATCCTGTCTCTACATTGTTCCTATGAAAACTTGTAGTCATAGGTGAGCCAGGATATACTATGTTTCTTTGTGTATTACTATGTGCATGCAAATCGCCTGCAAATACTACTTTGAATTTATCAAAGCGTTTTAAGTCTACTTCTGGTTGTACATGAGGGGGTATTTCTCCTCGTACATGAGTAAACAATATACTATCTTCTACAGCTTCTATACTCTTATCTCTGTGTAAGTCTGCGTAAGGTAGTATTGTCCAGTTATCTCTGGAATATGTTTCGTCTATTACTGTTACTAAAGGGTTTAATTCAGTAGTAACCTTTTTCAAGTTTGTAAAAAATGTTTTATTCTTTCGTGTAGCTTCGTGGTTGCCATCATATATGATAGTCTCGACGCCCACACCTTTTACAAAATCAAAGTATAGTGTAAGTTCATCCATGGTAGGGACTCGATCAAACAAGTCCCCTCCAATGATGTGCAAATCAACCTCTTTTTCAAGATTATAAACTTGGTCGAAGAACAACTTATAGCGTGAGCAAGCCCAAGCTATTGGTACATTCTTTTGTCCAAGTTTAATATGCCAATCTGCAGTGAATAGAATCATGCTACGAAGTCGTCCCCTTCATTCCACGAGCAGCCTGTTAAGCCACCTGCTTTTAAAGCTTTTAGTGTTCGTAATATTTCATCTGCATTTCTTCCTGTATCTAATGCATTTACTGATACATGCTGTATTGTTCCTTCTGGGTCGATAATATATGTCGCTCGGTATGGTACTCCCTCTTCCAGACTGACGATCCCTAGCTTATCAGCTAAGTATAGTCCGCAGTCTGCTGCAAGTATATGGTTGATATCTCTAATTAAAGAGTTATCTTTTTTCCAAGCAATTTTACAATATTCATTATCTCCACTAATTCCTATAACATCAGCTTCTCCCATGAGGGTATCCATTGCTGCTATCTCTGTAGGACAAATGAATGTGAAGTCTTTTGGATAGAAGTATACAACTGACCACTCGCCAGGTATAAGTACATCTATATCTACAATGTCGTTCAATTCATTAACGCCTTGAAGGTTTAGTGAAGGGAAAGTATCTCCTACTGTTATCATAGTACTCCCCTAAGAAATGTCGAATTCGTCAGAGATAGACTCGTCAGGAGTATTAGCTGCCCCTTCTCTTAATCTATCTAGTAATTCTTTTTGTGCATCTGGTGTTGGTCTAGTAAGTACTTCGTCCATAGACTTTAGCTCTGCTACTAATTCCATTTCTTCAGGAGATAGTGCACGCTGTTTACATTTAAGAGCCTGTAATTGATACTCTACATTGTAAGCCATTGGTCCAGTTTTAACTCTTTTGAAGTAAACATCCCAACCAGTAACAAATTCAGTTGGATCGCCAAGATCTTCTGCTGCAACCATTATCTGCTCTAGGAGTTTTTTCTTTAAGTTTAGTACTTTGACTTTTCCGTCATGAATACATTGGATCGCATAAGACCAACCACATTTAAGTTCTGGGTGATATTCTCTTACCCAGTCTTTTTCTAAGTTGGTGAATGCTTCGGTGTCTCTATCGAATGATAGACACTCGAACGGTAAATTTTTACCATTTTCGCCTTTCAACCAGTAAACATAGCGAGGAAGCATATCCCCTACCATTCTTACTACGTTGTCGCCTTCGACATATTGATAACTGTCGATTTTATTCTTTTGGGCTTCGCCCTTGGTTTGATTAAATTTTATTGCCATTTTAATTCCTTATTATTATTGATTTCTTCGAATATGAAGTGAATACGATTCTCCTCAACTCTCAGTAATCTGTTGTTTTTAATACTGTCCTCATCCCCTGTAAAGTGGAGGAGGTCTAATGTGGTATCTTTATTTTTTTGATACTCGAAATAATTGCGTAATGATGCGATACCTGCATACTGCGCAATCTCACTATCTGAGTATCTCCTTCTTTGAATGAATAACGCCTCTGGGTTTACTAGGAACGAATCCCCATGAAAACTTTTAGTCCAGAACTTGTATATTCTATCATATCTATTCACTGGTGGTAGCTTATAGGTAAGTATATGGAGTATTGTCAAAATATCTTTGACACTCCCGTTGCTTTCCCTTTTTACTTTTTCCCAATTATAGAATAACATATTATAACAAACTTTTAACTCCGTGTCAAGATATATTTTTTCATGCTATATATCGAAAACATCATACCCCTGTCTCATATAGTAACCTCGTCTCGCGGCAGCTTGTTTTCTAGCTGTGCGACCCTCTAAATTTATATCTATAATCCTAGGCTGTGGCTTTCCGTCTCGCATCCTGATAACACGACCAATTAGCTGTGTTAGTAGGGGTTCATTGTTTACGGGAGTACCAAGTATAAGACAACTTAAGCAGTCTAAACTGATACCCTCACTAAAGATAGACTGTGTTCCAAACAATATATCTTTATCTTCGAATAACAACTTTGTCATTTCTGTTCTTTGTTCGTGTGGTATATCTCCAGTTACGCAAATTGCGTTGTCTCCAACAAGTCTTGCACAAGCCTTTAGAAAATCCACTCTATCTCCGACTACTAGTACTTTATGTCCTTTAGCTGCATAGCTAGCAGCGAGTAGTGCTATCATGTTTTGGTACTCCCAATCATACGCAAGTGCGTTAACTCGAGATGCCCAATCAACATTGCCGTCCATGAATCTTATTCCTGAACGAATTACATCCACAAAAGGTACTAAGTAGTTTTCCTTTGGTGGTTTAAATACTGTTGATGAAAAGTAGTCTCTAAATACGACGTGCCTTCCATCTTTTCTTTGTAGTGTTCCAGTTAATCCGATTTTGTACCGTGCTCGTGAAGCGTCTACAATCCGTGTGAAAGTTGGTGAAGATACATGATGCATCTCATCAAGGATGATAGTACCGAATTCCTTTACTATTTTGTCGATATTTCGGTACAAAGTTTGTACATTTCCCACGACAAAAGGGGAATCGATCTCGAATCGTCCCGAACCTATCACACCCGCTGTAACCCCGAATACTTTTTGTACTTCTTTTTCCCACTGCGAGCGTAACGCTAATGTATGTGTTACAATAAGCGTTTTCTGTTGGAGTTTATTTGCGATTGCTAACGCAGTAAAAGTCTTTCCCCAACTTACCCAAGCGTTAATTATACAACTGTCATCGACTTCGTCATATACTGCTTGTTGTGAATCTCGTAAAGTAAACTGAAAGTCAAGAGGTTCGATTGGTACATCATTCCTCTTGTCGATAATTTCATAGTCCTCTGGTATGAGATCCGTTCTCCCTATTGGCATACTAATTAATCCTGCTCGAATTACACCCATATTCTTAATGATGATAGGTGGGTCTGTTGGTCTGCGAGGCGGTATACTATAAGTAAGTATCTTATCAACTTCTGCTTGATAGTTGTTAGTTACTTCTAGGTATATTCTGTTGCTTAGTACTGCTTTCATTTTTGTATAAAAATTTCGGAAGATAAACTATATAGGTCAGGGGGAGAGTCCATAGTATATGTTGCGTTTACCTTCCGAAAAAGTTGTTTATCGTTGTTGTTGTCCAAAGAAGTCATAAACTAGGTCGTCCATTACTTCTTGAGGTTCTCTCATCACTCCATGAACATCCTTTAGTTCTTCGAACCAATCGAATTCGTCTGATAGTTCTTCATCTACAGAAATACCAAAATGTTCCTTCATTTGAGCCTCTAATTGTTCTCCATCCATTTCGTCTACTGTATCTGTGCCATCTTTGGTAACTACTACCACTCCAACGAACCCACGAAATTCATCTTCGTATGTCATTGTGATGCTTACAGTGGGGTCAGTTTTTCCTATGTACGCTGCTATGTTTTCTACTAGCGTGACAGGAGCACTCCAAGCAGCATAACCACTTAAATGCATTGGTTCCCATTCTTCAATGAGGCACCATTTAGCGCCAACATTCTCTATATACCACTGGTATGAATCTATAGGGTAGCCGTGGTCATCTACTCCTTTTACTGGAGGCATGAAAGCTAAGTCGTGAATCTCTGCTAATTCTTCTACTTGCATTTCTGCTCCTTCCCAATTTGTTTGGGTTCTTTTTGTTGTAACAAGCGTCTCTTCGAAAGACTTTAGTCCTTCGTCAGTGCTGTCTATATCTATGTTAAAGTAAACATGATTTGCCATTATATCTTTCTCCAAGTATCTTTTTTATTTTCAGTACACACTTCATATAAATATGAAGGTTTACCACTTATGTATAGTATTCCTGCGTATAATTCTGTCCTTGCTGGAGGACGAGCCATCTCAAATGGAAATGGAATACCTCTAATCCATATAAGAGAGACTATATCTTTTTGTTCTATCTTCCCTATTAAATGGTATTTTAATGTTGCTTTTTTACTCTTTTCGTAGATAAAAAACTTTCCATTTGAGTCAACATAGAATCTTCCTCTATGTTTAATTAATCCCCCAAAGTCTGAGATTTGATACTTCAAATCGTACAGATTCTTTAAAGGAGTCGAGAGTCTCCTCTCTCCAAGGCTATTGCCCTGTGTGTTTTTGTCGTCTATTACAGCGCCTTCACACCATAATAATCCATCTCTAGTAATGACCTCGTCTGAGTGTACTACATAAAGAGGGAATCGAATATCCTCTAGCTTCATGAGTATGCCATCATACAGTTCGTCCAGCCTTCTGTATGTAATAGCCACTCACACATTTCCCAAGGTGTTTGTTCGACTGGTTCTACCTTCTCCATAGAAGAACAAGTAGTT